TCAAATCACAAAACGCATCTACTTGGACTGCTGACCAGTATGAAGATCTTAAATTTGTTATTTACAAAGCGGTATTTGATACTAGTGTTGTAAGTCAATTAACATTGAACAATGCTCCTCTAGACTTAGGTAATGGTGGTAAGATTGTACTAAGAACTGATCCAATTCAAACATACCAACCAGAGTTACAACTAGTAATGAATGCTGTAAACAGTGTTCTACCTTATACAGTTGGTGCTCGTGTGTATCAGAAAACAACTCTTGCACAAGGAACAATTAAGGAAGTTACAGATAGTAATGCAGGTGTTCTTCTAACAATCAATGACATATCAGGAACATGGCAAGCAGGTTCATCAACTGGTGGAACAATTATTAATAGATTAGTATCTTCCAAGACTACTGCTACTATGACAGTAAGTAGTGCATCTGGTGACTTTACAGTTGGAGAAACTATTACAGGTAACAGTGCTTCTGCTCCGACTGCAGAGGTTGTTAGTTGGACAGATAATGGTGGAGGAAATGGATCGTTAACACTTAAGTATGTGTCAACAACCTTTACTGCATCTACAGAACAAATTAGTGGTGGAACATCTGGTAAAACTGCTACTGTTGCAAGTATCAGTTATGCAGGTGATAACGTATCTTCTGCAACTGTTCAAGATGCTTTCCCAAGTAGCACACCAACATACACAACATCACAAAGAAGAGTAACAGTACAACATTCACATCATGGTATGCATGATACTGATAACAATGTTGTTATTGAGGGTGTTAAATCTGAAGTATCACCAACATACTTGACATCATCTATATCTGATTCAGATACAACTATACAAGTTAATGATGCTACTGCGTTCCACACTGTTATTAATGGTGCAAACGTAGGTTCTCTAAACTTAGGTTATATTAAGATTGAAGATGAGATTATGTCTTACACAGGAATTAGTGGAACTGGTAAAACTATTACTATTAATGAAAGAGGATTAGCAGGAACTACTGCTGTAAGTCACGCTGATGAAACAGATGTAGAATGCTATAACTTAGATGGTATTCCTCTAATTGAAATTAATAAGACTCATAATAATATTATGAATCCTACCTTAGATAGTTACGATCTTGCAACTTCATCTATTGCTAGGTTGGGTATTAGGTCAGGTGATAACCATGTTATTGCATCACAAAATATTCAGTATGAGATCATTTCTCCTCAGATTCAGAGAATGACTCTACCTAAGACACAGATTACTGCAAGAGTTAACACTATTACAGGTACATCAATCAATGATGGACAATCATTATCACAAAATTCATTCAGTAATACTGGTGAGTTCTATGATGTAAACCTAGGTGAGGACAACTACTTTGTTGCTCCACAGTTGATATGTTCTGCTATCAATGAGTCTGCTGAATTAAGTGGTGCCAAGTCATTTAGACTTGACTTAACAATGTTCAGTGAAATGGATAACGTAACTCCTGTTGTTGATACTGACAGAATGTCTATCACTACAATCAGTAATAGAATCAATGCTCCTAGTGATACTACCACCGCTACATTACCAGTTGGTGATGAACATAACGGTGTTTATATTACTAAGGTTGCTGATCTAACTAATCCATCATCCTCTATTAAATTAATGTTTGCGGGTTATCGTCCATCTAACACTCACATTAAACCTCTATATAGAGTATTACCCTCTGGATCTACTGATCCAATCGAAAGTTTAGGATGGCAGTATTTTGATACTCAAGATGCTAAGATTCCAGATACTACTGAGGAAGTAGAATTTTTCGATTATGAGTATGAAGTCACTGGTTTAGACTTCTCACAATATCAAATTAAGATAGTGTTTGTATCTCCAAACCAAGCATACTCACCAGTCATTAGAGATCTAAGAGCAATCGCCCTTGCTGTATAATGAAAATCCCGATTAAAGACGGAGAGAAAAGACTAGAAGGATGGTACAAGGATGATAGAACTGGAGCAATCCAGTGTTCTGACAAAGCGAAGTATGAACAATACATGAAGCAATATAGAGCAGAACAAAAGAAAGAACTTGATTTAGCCACTTTACAAAATGATGTTTCTGGTCTAAAATCAGAGTTAGATGAGATTAAATCTCTTCTGTTAACGTTAACAAAACAATCCTGATTATGGAAAAAATAGGTCAAGACCAAATGTTGTCTCAATTTAAAGAGAGATATACAGGTCTGATAAATGAAAATCAGCAACTCGCTGAAAAAATCAAACAAAATGAAGTGCAAGCACTGAAGCTTCAAGGTGCTATCGAAGCATTGGAGTACTACAATCCTCCCGAAGAGACTCCAGAATCACCCCCAGAAATACCTGCGGATGATGTAACTGATGAGTCTCCTGGTTTAACTGATTAATGATTTTTTAAGGGGGACACAAGTTCCCCTTTTTTAGTGACATAAATAACTTGGAAGCATGTTCTCATAAGGTTGTCCTAAAATAAAATGGCAAATAGAATACAATTAAGAAGGGGTGGTGCTCAGGAATGGGCAAACGCAAACCCTACTCTTGCTCAAGGTGAATTGGGTATTGAGTTAGATACTGGTCGATTTAAGATAGGTGATGGTGTATCAGCATGGAATACCTTGCGATATGAAAGACCTGTTGAATCTATATCTAACACTGCAAACACTCTTGTACAAAGGGATGCTGATGGTAATTTTGCTGCAGGTGTTATAACTGCAACATTGATTGGTAACTCTTCTACTGCTGCAAGACTTTCATCAACTAGACAGATAACTTTATCTGACGACCTAAGTGCTACAGGAACATTTGACGGATCACAAAACTTAAACCTTGCTGCAGAACTTTCTTTAGTTTCAACACTCCCTCATTATGATGGAACATCTTCTTCATCTGGAACTTATAACAAAGTAACTGTTGACGCAAAAGGTAGAATTACTGCTGCACAAGACTTTACTACAAGTAACAATGGAACCCTTGCTGATTACGGTCTAGATGGGACTGTAGAGGGTGCTTCTGCTCAACCTTATGATTTAGACCTAGTTGCTGTTGCAGGTCTTACAACGACTGGTATTATCGCTAGAACTAGTGGTGGTGCTATGTCAACCAGAACCGTTACTGGAACTGCAGGAAAGATACAAATACAGAATGGTGCAGGTGTAAACGGTAACCCAACAATTAATTTAATTACTACAACAGTAGTACCTGGCGATTATAATACAGAGTCTTTGACATCTGTAAGTGCTGTAGGAAGTAATAACGAACCATTTGGAACTGAGACTGTAAACGCAGTTAAGTTTACTGTTGACGAAGATGGTAGATTACAGTCATCTACAAACGTTCCTATTGCAACTGCTACAGAAGGTAGTAAGTATGGTGCATTTAATGGTGCTACCAATTATGTAAGATATAATATAATTGAAACAGGAGGTAAGGTATATCAAGCAATTCAAGATATTAGTTCTGGAGGAGTTGCACCAACTCATGTAGATAGTTCTGATGCTAATGGTTGGAGATACCTCGCTGCTGCTGCAGTAGAACAAAAAGGATTAGCATCATTTGCTCAAGAAGATTTTGATGTAGATTCAAATGGTCATGTTACTATTGCTCCTGCAGGTGTAGATAATACACAGATGCAAAATAATAGAATAGGTTTTGCAGATGGTAATACAGTAGAGAATTTTGAACTAGATCAAGAATTAACTGCAACAACTGGTTATAGAGGATTTAACTATCTTAATTATGTTAAGGTAAACAATACTTCTGGTAGTCTATTATTTGGTGCAAACAATACAGGAGATAGTGGAAACGGAGAAGTTGATATTAATGTAAGAACTGTATTCAGTGATCCTGATTTCATGTTCGATGGTGCAGGTACACAACAGATTGATAAAACTGGTGATGGTGATTTCAACATAGAACTCACACAAAATACTGCAGTAGATAGAAACCTAACTGTATCTTCTACTAACGCAGGTTCTGGAACTAGCACATTAACATTATCTGCAGAAGATGTAGTAGATATTGATGCCACTGCTGCAACTGGAAAGGTACATATAGAAACAATGAGATTCCAAGCAGACCATATTGGTGCTGTTGGAGACATTTTAATTGACCCTAATGACGACAGAGATGTTAGTGGTCTAGTAACAATTAGAGGAAACTTACAGGTAGATGGAACGACTACAACAGTTAATTCAACAGTCACAACGTTGGATGATCCAATCATTACTCTTGGCGGTGACACTGCTCCTGCTAGTGATGATGGTAAGGATAGGGGAGTTGAGTTCAGATATTATGATACTCAAGCAAGACTTGGATTCTTCGGTTACGACGATTCGTATGCAGATCTCGGAGGACACTCAGGGGGATTCCGTTTTCTATATGATGCCACAAATACTGGAGAGGTATTTGGAGGAACAGATGCAGGGGTCATTGCAGGAAATCTAAAACTTACAACTAATACTAATTCAACATCTAATACTACAGGAGATTTGGTAGTAGCAGGTGGTGTAGGTATAGGTGATGATGTTAATATTGGTGGTTCAGTAGATATTGATACTAACTTCAGAACTCATGGTACATCTAGGTTCGATGATGAAGTAGTTATTCAAGGTGCTTCTAAGAACTTCATTATGAAGAACGGAAGTGGAACTGCAAAAATTACTGCAGGATCTACAACTGGTAATATTACTATGGAAGGCATCCTTGCTGTTACAGGCAACGTAGATGTAAACACTGACAAGTTTAATATAACAGCATCCTCTGGTAATACTGCTATTGCAGGTACTCTAGTAGTAAGTGATGCAACTACTATAAAGGCAGACAATAAGTTCTTCAAGATTCAAACTGCTGCAGCTGCAGATAAATTTACAGTTGATACAGACAATGGTAATACAGTTATATCTGGTGAGTTGAATGTTAACTCAGCTGTTGATCTTGATACAACATTAAACGTAGATGGTGGTGCTACATTCCAAGACAATGTAACTATCAACGCTGATAACAAGATGTTTAAGATCCAGACAAATGGATCTGTTGATAAGTTTACAGTAGATAGTGATAATGGTAATACAGTTATTGCAGGTCAGTTAAATGTAAACTCAGCTGTTGATTTAGATAGCACTTTAAATGTTGATAATGCTTCTACATTCCAACACAATGTAACTATCAATGCTGACAATAAGATGTTCAAGATACAGAACAACTCAAACAGCGATAAGTTTACAGTAGATACTGACAACGGAAATACAACTATACAAGGAACCGTCGATATTGTTGGTAACACAACTCTCACAAATAACTTTACAGTTAATGGTTCTCAAACAACTATTGGTAATGCTAGTAGCGATGTTCTAACTGTTAATGCAGACGCAACATTTACAGATGATCTCACAGTAAATGCAACCGTTGACTTTGATTCAACTCTAAATGTTGATGGTCAAGCAACTTTCCAAGACAATATTATCTTGAACGCTAATAATAAAATGTTCAAGATACAGACTAATAGTTCTGTAGATAAATTTACAGTTGATTCTGATAATGGTAATACAGATATACAAGGAACATTAACAGTACAAGGTCAAACTAGTATTATTGATTCACTTGTAATCAATGCTTCTAATGAAAACTTCTTAATTCAGAATGGTTCTGGTGTTAATAAGTTTACAGTTGATACAGACAATGGTAATACTAACATTGTTGGAACAATAACTGTTGGAAGTGCATCACAAATTAATTCTACTCTTGGTGTTACTGGAGTTACAAGTCTAACAAATGCTGCAGACCAAACACTTACAGGAACATATGGTGCAGATGGTGGTGTAAGAATTAGCGGTGGTGTTGGAATTACTAAGAGACTTGCTGTAGGATCTGATGCAAGAGTATATGGCAATACCACATTATCTGGAACTGTAGATATTGATAACAATACTGATGTATCTGGTAAGTTTAATATTAGTAATACTCAGGATGCCACAAGTTTTGCAGATAATTCTGTAGCATTTACTAATGATGGTGGTGCAAGAATTACTAAGAACACTTACATTGGTGGTGATCTTGTTGTTTATGACAACACTAACACAAGAGCTGCATTTACTGTTACTAATTTAACAGGAGATGGCGAGTTCCATAATGATCTTACAGTTGGAGGTAACTTAATAGTCAATGGAGCAACAACTACTGTCAACAGCACGGTCACAACTCTCGATGACCCTGTTATTACTTTGGGTGGTGACACAGCACCAGTCTCTAACGATGCTAAGGATCGTGGTGTTGAGTTCCGTTACTACGACGGCTCTGCTAAAGTTGGGTACTTCGGATTAGATAGATCATCCTTAGAATTTGCATTCTTAACAGACGCTACTAATAATTCAGAGATATTTACAGGAACTGACGGTGCATTAAGAGTTGGTTCTATTCATGTTACAGGTGCAGGACAATCTGTTGACATTGATTCAAATGCAAACATAGATGGAACTCTAACTGTAGATGGTCAAATTACATCTCAGGTATCATCAGGACCTGCTCTTGTTATTCCAACAACTGATAAGATTAATAATCTAAACGCAGACTTGTTAGATAGCATGACAACTGCGAGTGCAAACACTGGATCTACAGTTGTTAATCGTGACTCATCTGGTGACTTTGCTGCTAATATTATCACTGTTGCATCTGGAACTGGATCAGGTGCAGGTATTCAAGGTAACGCAATTACTGCTGACGAATGGAAGACTGCTAGAACATTAACAGTTAATGGTGTCGTAAACGGAAGTATAAGCATTAATGGTGGTTCAGATATTACACTTACAACAACATTTGATGATCCTGATATAACTGGATTATCTGGAATGACTGGTACTGGTTATGTTGTAAGAACTGCTGCTAATACTTTTGCACAAAGAACCTTACAAGTTACAGGAAGCTCAGGTATAACACTTACCAATGCTGATGGTGTTCAAGGAAACACAACTATTAACGTTGCTTCTACACCTAACAATGCATCTGACAACTTAGTCTTACGTGATGGATCTGGTAACTTCTCTGCAGGAGAAATAACTGCAGATCTAAGTGGTAACTTAATTGCTAATTCCAGTACAGCAAAAACAATAATTCCTGTTACTGATTCTGCTTGGAATCTAGGATCTAACTCTGCTAGATGGTTACACATTTATGGTGATAGTATTACTGCAACTGATGCAACTATTACTAATATTAGTGGTGATTTAACTGGTAACTTAGTTGCATCATCTTCCACAACTAAAACTATAGTTCCTTCACAGGCTTCTCAATGGTCTATAGGACATACTACTAACAGATACTCATATGTTTATGCAGATAACTTTATTGGAACTACAGCACAAGTAGATGTAAATGGTGATCTAACTGGTAATTTAGTTGCATCTTCTAGTACTGCAAAAACAGTAGTTCCTGCTGCTAATTCTACTTGGAATCTAGGATCAACTGCAAACAGATGGGCATATGTGTATGCAGATACTTTCACAGGAACTACTGGAAATATTGATCAAGTAAATGGTAATCTAAGTGGTAACTTAGTTGCATCAAATTCCTCAACTAAAAATATAATTCCTGCTGCTGATAGCACTTGGAATATAGGATCTTCCACAAACAGATATGCATACATTTATGGAGATAGCATTGTTGCTACTTCTGCAACTATTGATCAAGTAAATGGTGATCTAAGTGGTAACTTAGTTGCTAATTCTACCTCAACTAAAACTGTAATTCCTGATCAAGATAGTAATTGGAATTTAGGATCAACTGCAAGTAGATACGCATATGCTTATGCAGATACCTTTGTTGGTGATACTGCAAATATTGGTCAAGTAAATGGTGACCTTGGTGGTAACTTAACTAATACCTCATCTAGTGCAAAAACTATAGTTCCTGCTGCTAATTCTACTTGGAATCTAGGATCAACTGCAAACAGATGGGCATATACTTACTCGAATAGTTTTGTTGGTACGTCTGCAACTATTGATAGTATTAATGGTGATCTAGGTGGTAACTTAACTAATAACTCATCTACTGCCAAGACATTTATTCCTGTTCAAGACAACACTTGGAATCTAGGATCTACCACAAATAAATGGGCATATGGATATATCAATACAGTAAATGGAGTTACAGGAACATTCACTACATTGTCTGGTGATCTAGGTGGTAACTTAACTAATAATTCATCTACTGCAAAAACATTCATTCCTGTCACAGGTTCTACTTGGAATCTAGGATCTGGCACAAATAGATGGGCATATCTATATGTTGATACTATCAATGTTACAAATGCTATTAGTGCTAACGTAACTGGTGACCTAACAGGTAATGCTGATACTGCAACTGCCTTACAGACTGCAAGAACTATTGGTGGCACAACCTTTGACGGAACTGCTGATATTACTCCTGCTACTGCAACACAGGCAACAAACCTTAACAACCATGATACTGATAGTTTATCAGAAGGTGCTTCAAATCTATACTACACAGAAACAAGAGTACAAAACAAACTTGATAATGCGTTTGCACAGTTACAAGCAATGTTGAATAATCTTGCTACTACAACTACATTGAAACTTAATCTATCAGGAGATCCAACACCTGGTGCTGTTGTATCTCTTGGATCTATTACAGCAAGTGGTCTTGGAGGATTTACTGCAGGAACTGACGTTGCAACTTCTGGATCAGCAACTGGAACTGGATTAACAGTTGATACAACTGTAGTTGATGGTGCAATTACTGCTGTTGCCTTAAACCAAGGTGGAACAGATTACTTAATTGGAGATACTTTAACAATCACAAATGCTAATGCAGGTGGTGTTGCTACATTGAACCTTGGATCATTGGTAACTGGAACTGGTGGATTCAGTAATGCAACTGCTGTTGCAACAACTGGTGGATCAGGAACAGGATTAACTCTTGATACTACAGTAGATGCATCTGGAGCACTCACAAACCTTACAGTGAACGCTGCAGGAACTGGTTATGCAAATGGTGAAACAATTACACTTACAAATCCTAATGCAGGTGGAGTAGCTACAACAGATACTCTTGTCGTTGGAACTGGTTATATTGACGGAACTGGACTTGCAACGACTGGTGGTGGGGGAAGCGGTTTGACAGTTGATGTTACTACATCAGGTGGTCAAGTAACTGGAGTTACAGTGAACGCTGCAGGAACAGGATATGCTGTTGATGACACTATTACCATAACCAACCCTAATGGTGGTGGAGTACAAACACTAGGATCTATTGCTACTGCAGGAACAGGATATGCTGATGGAACTGGTATCGCAGTTGTTGGAGGAGGTGGAACTGGATTAACAGTTGATCTCACTACATCAGCAGGAGTAGTTACTGGTGTTGCAATCAATGCAGATGGATCTGGTTATGCAGCATCTGACGTTGTTACTATTGTAAATGCTAATGGATCAGGTGCTAAGACTCTTGGTTCTATTACAACAGCAGGAACTGGATACTCAGCAGGAACTGGAGTTGCAACAACTTCAGCTGGATCAGGAACTGGTCTAACAGTTGATACTACAGTTGATGAAAATGGAGCAATAACTGCTGTTACAATCAATGATGATGGATCTGGTTATGCAGCATCTGAAGTTATAACTATTGCAGGGGGTAGTGGAACTGCTCAATTTACTGTGTCAGAAATACATGGTAATGGTTGTACAATTCCTATATCTGCTGTATTTGGTAATGATGCAACCTTTGATGTTGCAAGTGTATTTGTTGATGGTTCTATCGACATTGCTACTGTATTCACAGATGCAACATTCTCACTCGCTGACATCACAGCGATGGAAGTCGGTGCAACTCTAACAGGAGCAACTAGTGGAACTGTTGGAACTATTACTGCTATGGATAGCAGTTCTGTTACTGTTGATAATGTAGATGGATTCTTCAAAGTTGGAGAAACCGTTGGTGCTAATGATGTTACTAACTTGACTATTAATTCATTCGGATAATAAAAAATGTCTGCTACTAGACCCGCAAGTAAAACTGAATTAAAAAACTATGCCCTTCGTAGATTAGGTTATCCTACGATTGACATAAACGTCGCTACTGAGCAGTTAGATGACTTAGTAGAAGAAGCTATTGATTACTACCAAGAATATCATTATAACGGAAGTTATAAAGCATTTCTTAGAATAGAAGTAACCGAAGCAATAAAAAATAATGCACAAGCATACTCTCAAGAAGGTTCTAGTGCATGGTATGGAATTAATAATTATGTTGATACTGCACCTGGCACATTAGGTATCAATCATGTATATACAAGTATTGGTGCATCTAGTATAGTACCAGGAAATATTTTTAATATTAAATATCAGATATTTTTGAATGACATCTATGCTATGACGCATGGACATATTTTACACTACTTCTTAACCTCACAATATCTTGAAACTCTTGATTGGATTACTAACTCACAGGCAAATCGTAGAGTAAAATGGAACGAACATCAAGGTAGATTATATCTTGATATGGATTGGAATGAGTTTGAAGTTGGTGACTACATACTAGTAGACTGCACAATGAGGCAAGATCCAGAAACATATACAGGAATGTATAATGATAACTGGTTAAAGGATTACGTTGAAGCACTATTCCAACAACAGTGGGGTAGGAACTTAAGTAAGTATGATGGGATTCAAATGCTAGGTGGTGTTACCTTAAATGGTAGACAGATCCTAGAAGATGGATCAACCTTTAAAAAAGATCTTGAGGAAGAACTTCGTGATCGTTACGAAATTCCACCTATGGATATAGTGGGGTAATTAAATGGCTATCTCAAACACACCTGCACAAGATTACGTACAGTCTGACTATTCTCATAGTGCACGTTTTAAAGCAAACGGTTCTGCACAAGAGCAAAAGTTCATTGAAAACCTAGTAGTAGAAAGCATTGAAATCTATGGTCAAGACATATATTATGTTCCGAGAACTATTGTCAACCGCGACACAGTTTTCGGAGAAGATTCTGACGGAAAGTTTGAATCAGCTAAACCAATCAGAGCCTACGTCAATAATGTCGAAGGATGGGAAGGACAAGGTGAGTTACTTACAAAATTTGGAATACGTATCGAAGATAAAACGACGTTTATATTCTCCCGCGAAAAGTTTAAAGAAAAAGTGGACGACTCTACAACACTTAATGTCGAAGGACGACCAAACGAAGGGGATCTAATATGGTTTCCTATAACTAAACATTTATTTGAAATACAATTTGTAGAAGTAGAAAGACCATTCTATCAGTTAGGTAGAAACTTTGTATGGGAATGTCAGTGTGAACTCTTCGAGTACAGTGACGAAGCGATTGATACAGGCATTGCAGAACTAGATGCTATCGAAACTGCATTTGCAAATGCTATTACAGTAGGTCTTGCTACTGGTGGTAACGGTGACTTTACAGCAGGTGAGACTGTTACAGGTGGTTCATCTAATGTAACTGCTGAAGTTAAGTCTTGGGATTCTGCTACTAGAACTCTTATTGTTATAAATCGTTCTGGAACATTTACTGTTCCCGAAACCATTACTGGTGGAACATCTAGTGCGTCTTGGACAACCGCATCTTATAATACTATAGATAATAAGAACATCGAGTACGATCAAAACATGGAGTTTGAGACTGCTGATGATGATATTATTGACTTTACCGAATCTAATCCATTTGGAACTGTTGGAAACACTACTGACTTGACAATCTAATGCTAGGAACATACGCTTACCACGAAATATTCAGAAAGACCATTGTTGGTTTTGGAACTCTCTTCAATAATATTGAATTGAGAAGACAGAATGAGGTTATGAAAGTTCCTCTTGCATATGGTCCTAAACAAAAATTTTTAGCACGTTTAGATCAAAACCCTGATCCTACAAATAAAAGAGTACAAATAACATTACCTAGAATTTCTTTTGAAATTGCAGGTATGAATTATGATCCTACAAGAAAAGTATCTCCTACTCAAAAGATAAAGATATCAAAAGACGTAGATGAAAATTATAATACTTACATGCCAGTTCCATATAATTTAGATTTTGAACTAGCAATTATTTCTAAGAACCAAGATGATGGTCTACAAATTTTAGAACAGATATTACCTATATTTCAACCTCATTATAATCTACCAGTCAAGTTATTGTCTGCAATGAAAGAGATAAAGGATGTTCCTGTAGTTCTACAATCTATAGACTATGAAGATGATTATGAGTCAGACTTTACTTCTCGTAGAGCAATCATCTATACACTAAGGTTTACTGCAAAAACATATCTATACGGTCCTGTTACAGAACACAAGATCGTCAGAAAGGCAAAGGTCGATTACTATTCATCTACAAATACAACTACAGCACCAAGACAGGTTCGTTATACTACTACACCAGAAGCATGGACTGATAAGGATGGAACTGTAGTAACTACCTTGTCTGCCAATATTACTGCTTCAACTACTAACATTCCAGTTGCAAGTGCAACAGGTATTGCTAAGTGGGATGATCTTTATATTGGTAGTGAGCAGATGAAAGTTACTGGTATAACAGGTAATACTGTTCATGTACAAAGAGGTCGAAATGGAACTACTGCTGCTACAGCAGTTGGAGGAGCAAACGTATTTAAACTTGATGCAGCTGATGACGCATTAGTCACTGCTGAGGATGATTTTGGTTTCAATGAAACTACAGCATTCTTCCAAGATATGAAGAAATACAACCCTGTGAGTGGTCAAGATGAATCCATTTGAAGGACTAGATAAGACTTTCGGAACTGAACCTTCCGAACTTAAAAAACATGTAGAAAAGGTAAAACCATCACTAAAGAAAAGTGAGCAAGAGGACATAGTAAAAGACTATGAAGCATCTCGTGCTCAACTACATAACTTAGTGATGAAAGGACAGGAGGCAGTTGATGGAATACTTGACGTGGCAAGAGCGTCAGATCATCCTAGAGCTTATGAAGTGGCAGGTCAACTTATTAAAAATGTAGGTGATGTTGCTGATAAGTTAATTGATCTTCAATTAAAAATAAAAGAATTAGATAAAGAGGAGAAGAAAGGACCTACGAATGTTACTAATGCCATGTTTGTAGGTAGCACATCGGATCTTCAAAAAATGTTAAAGGCACAAAAGAACATAAATAAAGATACTGAAACAACATAGACACGACAATGACAGTACTTAATGTATTAAGCACTAACACTATAGCAGCAGGAGCAACTGAATATCAGGTGATCCAGACTGGATTCTATAGAGTTGGTTCCACTGCAGGTGCAGCAACTGTAACCTTTGGTAGTGGTCCTGCAATCACACTTGTGCAGAATGAGTTCATTCTTGTAAAAGGTGGTAAGCCAGGTCAAGCACAAATTATAAAGGCAGTCTCAGATTCTACTGGAGATTACTTTGTTGGACAACATCTACAAGATAGTTCTGCCAACCATCCATTCTCTGTAGGAGATTTTATCGCTGTTGTAGATAACGGTACTAGTCCTTCCATAGACAGTAACTTCTTATCAGCAGGAACGGCAGGTAAAAAAATAACTGCTGCAAATAATGTTAATATGTTAAGCACAGATATTGATTCATCAAGTGCGTCTGCTGATTATACATATTCATCAGGCAATAAAGCACTAGTTCAACGCTGCGTAAAAATCGCTGCTGCTACCAGTGCGGTTATCGTAGAAGAAGTGCAAGTAGTTGGTGGGTAATGGAAACCTGTAAACAGGGTCATTATTATTGTAACACTGATAAAAAGTGTAAACCTATTCCTGACGGACATAAAGTTCGTGAAGATGGGTTTCTAGTGAAAGAGGCAAAGAAGTACTACGGTGGTAAGAACACTAAACCTAAAGGGTTTGGAACTGACCAACGAGGACCTATCAATCAAGAAGCGGAACGTATTGTTCGTGGTATGAAAGCGAAGAGTGCAAGTCGTTTTAAAAAATTATATGGGAAACGTGATAAAGAAGTAATGTATGCTACCGCTAACAAGTTAGCACAAAAAGAACAATTAAAAGTTATGTATTATCAGGATTTCATCAAATTAGTAGAAGGCAATCCTACAACACGTATGTTAACCAAGTCTAAGACAAAACAGACTGGTAATATAAGTGCTGATAGGGGATCTGATGAGAAAGCAAATCGAGAAAAACGCAAAGGTCTCGAAAAAGATTTAAAGAAAAAAGGCATTGGTTACAAAAAAGGTGTAGGAGAGTATAAATACAAATCCGATGATGGCAAAGAAGGTACAGGTCGTGAGGTTACATACCAAACAAGTCCTGGCAAAGGAATGTCAAAACGTAGATTCGGAAAAGTAATGCGTCGTTTAGGACGCAAGCATGGTCAAGAGTCAGTCATTACAAAAGACAAAGACAAACCTGCAAGACTACACGATACACAAAGTAAAAAACCAGGCAAATCTGCAAATCTAGGGAAATCCAATCCAGGTAAAAATCCAAAGGGTGAAGGCGAGACATCAGGAACCAAAATTAGAAGTGGAAAATTACCAAAAACAAACAAAAAAGCGTATCACTACAATTAAAAACGCTATAGAAGATTTACAAAAAGAACATGATGAAGGTTGTTGTAAGCAACCGTCTTCAAAGCAAAACAACAAAACCATTTAGGTATATTTGCTTATAAATAATGGTGTACTGGAGTTGAAACTATCATGTCCCATTACACGGTTGGTTACCATGACAACCAAAATCATCATTTTGAAATATGCGAGTATGCCGATACCGCATATGAAGCAATAGAACACAGTAAAGAGGATGTTTCGTATCTACACGAGCATCCTTCTTTTATTGATTATTGCAAACAAATTCCAATCCGAACAGAGGTAGATAACGTCTTCCTTTCTAGGGCATGTGGAATACCAATGGGGTGTTAACTATGAAAAATTTACCAATAACATCCTCGTTAATTATCTTTGTAACTATAGGCACAGCACTATGGTTTTATCCCCACTACGCTTGGGCACATCCAATATTAGTATGAAAAAATTTAATACATGGGTCTTGGATACTACAATCTATATCCTTGACTTTCTCTACAGAGGTAGAGACTTCCAGAGGTTCTGGGTTCTAGAGGTGATAGCAAGAGCACCTTACTTTTCATTTATCAGTGTGTTACATTTTCGTGAATCATTAGGACTTAGAGGCGAAGAACACATATACTTAATGAAGGAGCACTTCTATCAAGCATTAAATGAGACCGAGCATCTGGAGGAAATGGAGACTAGGGAGGGCAATAAGTACTGGATTGATCGGTTCTTTGCCAAGCACCTTGTTCTGGTTTATTATTGGATCATGGTTGGGTATTATCTTATTGATCCTGTTAACGCTTATGACATCAACATGAAGATAGAGAAACATGCATACGAGACATATACAAAATATAGTGCATGGCATCCAGAAGATAAGAAGATAGCAGAGATAGCAGAAGACGAATTGAAGCATGCAAAAGAACTACACCACGCAATGTCAATGATATGATTGTCTGGAGTATTGTATGGATGATTGCAATACTTGTCATTTGTGTGAGTGTTGTGATATACTACATATTAAGATTCGATCATTTCTGGCCAAATGAATAAGATTTTCATTACATGTATTGTTGGTGCAATAGCATGGTGTGCTGCGTCAGCATCAGGAGGAACTCTTATTGATATTGATCGTGAGCAATTTTATGATAATCTTTGGGAAGGATATAGAAAAGCAGTTATAGAAAAAAATATGGAGAATGCTACCCATGCTGAAGATTCTATAAATAGTGCACTAGAGGATTTTTGGGAGCAAGAACATGGGAGCAATGGTTCCACCAAGTCGGAAGAGTTGTTACAACTTCCGAGTAGTGTCGATTGATAGAGTTGTTGATGGTGATACCATTGATGTTTCAATAGATTTAGGATTTGATCTTATTAAAAAAGAAAGAGTACGCGTAGCAGGTGTTGATACTCCTGAGAAGAGAACTAGAGACTTAGAAGAAAAAGCATTAGGTATTGATGCTACTAACTGGATGAAGAAAAACTTAGAGGAGACTTTAGATGGAGATGAGGAACTTACTATCAGAACCGAACTCGTCGGTGGCATGGGTAAGTATGGTAGGCTTCTTGGTTGGTTATATGTCGGGGATGATGATGTATCACTTAATGAAAAAATGATTGAGGAAGGATATGCATGGGCATATGATGGTGGTACAAAACAGAAAAATTTTGAAGAGTTAAGAGAGATAAGAAGATCAAAAGGAACTTTACTTGAGGGATAATGCCACAACAACAAGAAGTATACTTAGGTAATCCTAATCTTAAAAAGGCAAATGTTACTCAGAATTTTACTAAGAAACAAGTTGCTGAATATTTGAAATGTGCAGAAGATCCTATCTACTTTATTAGAACATATATTAAAATCGTTTCACTAGACGAGGGTGTCATACCATTTAAGATGTATGATTTCCAAGAGAGTATGGTAGATAAGTTTCATAAACATAGATTTAATATTGCTAAGTTACCTCGTCAGTCTGGTAAATCAACAATCGTTACAGCATATCTATTATGGTATGTGCTATTCAATGATAATGTAAATGTCGCAATCCTCGCAAACAAAGCCCCAACTGCAAGAGAAATGTTGGGACGCTTACAATTATCTTACGAGAATCTTCCTAGATGGTTGCAACAAGGTATCTTGGGGTGGAACAAAGGAAGCTTGGAGTTGGAGAACGGAAGTAAGATCCTCGCTTCAAGTACTAGTGCTTCTGCTGTTCGCGGTATGTCCTTTAACATTATATTTCTGGACGAGTTCGCGTTCGTTCCGAATCATATTGCTGAACAGTTCTTTGCTAGTGTGTATCCTACTATATCTTCTGGTAAAAAAACAAAAGTTATTATTATTTCTACACCTCATGGGATGAACCAATACTATAAGTTATGGCACGATGCTGAACGTGGTGCTAATAACTATGTTGCAACTGAGGTTCATTGGTCTCAAGTACCTGGCAGAGATGCTAAATGGAAACAACAAACTATTGAGAATACATCTGAAGCACAGTTCAGAGTTGAGTTTGACTGTGAGTTCTTAGGATCTGTTGATACTCTTATATCTCCTAGTAAATTACGTGCTATGCCATATGATGATCCTATTAAACAAAACAGAGGTCTAGCAATATATGAAGAAAGAATAGAAGATCATAATTATATTGTAACTGTTGATGTATCTCGTGGTATTGGTGGTGACTACTCAGCATTCTGTGTTGTAGATACTACAACCATACCTTACAAATTAGTTGCTAGATATAAAAACAATGAAATAAAACCAATAGTCTTACCTAATATTATTGTTGATGTATGTAAGCATTATAATAATGCATATGTTTTATGTGAGGTAAATGATATAGGTGGACAGGTAGCAGACATCATTCAATATGATTTGGAATATGAGAATCTATTAATGGCTGCTATGCGTGGTAGAGCAGGTCAACAACTAGGACAAGGTTTCTCTGGTAAGAAAACACAACTTGGTGTGAAGATGAGTACTGCAGTTAAACAAGTTGGTTGTTCTAATCTTAAAGCATTAATAGAAGATGATAAATTATTAATTACAGATTATGACACTATATCCGAACTGACTACCTTTATTCAGAAAGGTCAATCATTCCAAGCAGAAGATGGATGTCATGATGATCTTGCTATGTGTCTTGTTATTTTTGGATGGATGGCAATGCAAGAATACTTTAAAGAGATGCATGATAATGATGTCAGAGCAAGAATATATGCGGATCAAAGAGATGCTATAGAACAAGATATGGCTCCATTTGGATTTATTAATGACGGATTAGAAGATGATGTTATTGTTGATGCACAGGGAGAAAGATGGGAACTCGCGGAATATGGTGATGTTCAACACATGCTTGACTTTAGGTGACGTTTCAAAAATATAAATAATCTTAGACAACCGCTAAGGCATTCTAGGAGTATATAAACATGGCAGCGAATCAATCATCGCCAGGTGTAGTCGTACAAGAGAGAGATCTGACAACTGTCTCTACAGTATCAACTGCGAATATTGGTGTAATGGCAGCCCCCTTTGAGTTGGGACCTGTAGAAGAAATCGTTGAGGTCTCAAGTGAGAGACAATTAGCAGAACAGTTTGGTGAACCAAATGACTACAACTATGAGTATTGGTTTACTGCAGCACAGTATCTTGCATACGGAGGTACACTTAAGACAGTCCGTGTTGCATCATCAAGTTTAAAAAATGCTGTTGACACAGGATCTGCACCTTTAATTAAAAATTTACAAGATTACGAAACAACTTTTGAAACTGCAAACAACACATTTACATGGGTTGCAAGGACTGCAGGTGCTAAAGGTAATTCAATCGGTGTATTTGTAACAGACGCAGGTGCTGATCAAATCGCTGTTATTCCTGCTCCTGGTTCTGGTAACGACCCTGAGTTCGTTGCAGACGCTGCTGTATCTGCATCATCTGGTGCGGCTGGTAAAGTATTCAAGTATTCCATAGTCT